AATTCAAAAGGCGTGATTATTCCTGCTTCATTTCTTGTGGAGACTGGGCTGGATCATGAGGTTGAGATGTCTTTTACAGACCACTCAATCATCATTACTCAAGTAGAAGAGGAGCCACGAAAGGGATGGTTTGATGGATATAATCCTTCGATTGATGAGGATGGATGGGATGGTTTTGTTGCACTCTCATCTGAAGAGGATGAGTGGGAATGGTGAAACGGGGAGATATCTATTGGGTAGATCTTGACCCAACAAGAGGAAGTGAGATCAGAAAGACACGTCCCTGCCTGATTGTTTCTCCTGATGATATGAATAGCGTGTTACCACGTATTTTGGTGGCACCGATTACTAGTAAGGGACAGCCCTTGGGATGTCGGCCAACCACAAAATTCAAGGGTAAGAAGGCCAGAATTTTGCTGGATCAAATTCGAAGTATTGATAAGGTTAGATTGGGTAAACGAATGGGGAAGATCCCCCAGTCCATCTGGCATCCAGTGTTGCTGGATATGTTGGCCTAGCTGTATATTACTGTAACCAATATTTCATCAACAGCATTTGAAAAATCTTTGATTGTCTTGTGAGAAAATCATGTACTCAGCTGTGGGAAATAATTACTTTTGGTATCAAATATCAAAAACGGACAAAGTGTCCGTGCAAACCCCCTGATATCGGCGTATAAATAGATAAATTGCGAGAAGAGCCTGTGGAGAGATCCATGGGCTTTTTTTATGAAACACGCTGCCACCCTGTGAACCCAGAAAGCTAAACCTATAGAGCGAAGCACAGTGCGCTGGCAGCATCTATTTGAAAACAATCAGGGAAATCAATATGGCTGGAAGAGGTGGAAGACGCCCAGGCGCAGGACGCCCCAAAGGATCGCCTACCAAATACTCAGAGCGCATTGCAGAGATGTTATCGGAGATGGATTGCGATCCGATTGTGGGGATGGCACGTCTTGCCAAAGAGGCAGAGGCAAATGGTGAGAAGGGGTTGGCGGGACAGATGTACAGGGAGCTTGCCCAGTATGTAGCCCCCAAGCGCAAGGCAGTAGAGATGACCGTTGATGCAACCATCACAGCACATGAGGATCTGCTTGCTGAGCTCGAATGAATGCAAGGGAGCGACGGATACGGCAGAGGCTCAAGGATGACTTTGACCACTATGCCAGCCGCTGCCTGCAGATCCGATCCAAATCAGGAGAGGTAAGCAAGCTTACCCTCAATACTGCACAGCAATACATCCACACCAGGATTGAGCAGCAGCTAAAGGAGGCCGGACGGGTAAGGGCAATCATCCTCAAGGGGAGACAGCAGGGCTGCTCCACCTATGTGGAGGGCCGTTTTTACTGGAGAGTGACCCATAGCAGAGGCCGTCGTGCCTTTATCCTCACCCATGAGGATGCAGCGACCCAGAACCTATTTGAGATGACGACCCGCTATCACGAGCACTGCCCAGAGCTGGTAAAGCCGAGCGCCGGGGCCTCGAATGCCAAGGAGCTCGCCTTTGACCGATTGGATTCCGGTTACAAGATCGGAACAGCCGGCACCAAGGGGGTGGGAAGATCCTCTACGGTGCAGTTCTTTCACGGCTCAGAGGTGGCCTTCTGGCCCAATGCCGAGACCCATATGGCAGGGGTGCTGCAGGCAGTACCGAGTGAGGAGAATACCGAGATCATCCTGGAGTCCACCGCCAATGGGGTGGGTGGGGTCTTCCATGACCTCTGGCAGGATGCGGTAAGTGGTGCGGGTGATTACATCCCCATCTTTGTGCCGTGGTACTGGCAGGAGGAGTATCTGCGGGATGCGACCGGTTTTACCCCGGACAAGGAGGAGCAGACCTTAGCCCGCCGCCATGGGCTCTCTGATGAGCAGTTATCCTGGCGCAGGGCAAAGATTCATGAGCTCAAGAGTGAGGATCTCTTCAAACAGGAGTATCCATGCAGTGCCGAGGAGGCCTTTCTCTTCTCGGGCAGACCGGTATTTGATCCAAACTGGATTATGGGGGCAGTAGATGAGTGTTACTCACCGGTTCGCAGGGCAGAGATTAGAGGTGGTCGACCAATCGACTACAAATCTGGAAGTTTGAGGGTCTGGCAAGAGCCGGAGGCCGGGGTGCAGTATGTGATCGGGGCCGATGTGGCGGAGGGTTTGGTACATGGAGACTACTCCTGTGCTGATGTGGTCGATGAGAGGGGAAATCAGGTGGCGCAGTGGCATGGCCATGTTGAGCCTGACCGTTTTGGAGAGATCCTTGGAGTTCTTGGAAGATATTATTTTGGTGCTTTTATTGGTGTTGAGCGCAATAACCATGGCCTCACTACGCTAACAGCACTTAAAAACAGCGGCTATCCAAACCTCTACGCCGAGGAGCACCTCGACCGCAGGGCAGATGGCAAGCAGACCAAGAGAATTGGATGGCTCACCACCACCAGGAGCAAGCCGCTGATCATTGACCGACTGGCGGGGCTGCTACGTGATGGAGAGAGTGGGATTGTCTGCCGGGAGACGGTGGAGGAGTGTCGCAGCTATGTGGTTGAGGAGAGTGGCTCCACCAATGCAGAGCACGGCTGTTTTGATGACCGGGTGATGAGCTATGCAATTGCCCAGGAGATGGTGGTGAGAATGCCGAGAAGAAACATGAAACGAACAGCCAGGCCCAGATACCAGCCGATCTCCAGTGTGGGAGGCTATTGATGGGCAGGGAGAAGATCAAGAGTGAGCCGCTCTTTCCAGAGGATAAGAAAGGGGATCGGCGCACAAACTTTGATGGCTTCGGGAGCAGGCTCAGCAGCAAGTTTGAGGAGTGGAAGCACTCCAAGCGCGAGATTGAGGAGGAGTGGCTCAGTGATCTTAGAGCCTTCAACTCCAGCTACAGCCCGGAGGAGAGGGCAGCCTTCAACCGTAACCGTGCCCGCTCCAGGGTCTTTGTAGGGCTGACCCGCACCAAGGTGATGGCGGCCTACTCACGGATTATTGACCTGCTGCTCCAATCTGGTGAAAAGCCTTGGTCGATCGGGGCGACTCCGGTGCCAGAGCTTGCGGTGGAGTCGGAGGTTGAGATCAAGCGTCAGGCGATCGGGGAGATGGGGCAGTTTGCCTATGATCTCCCGGAGAGTGACTTCAATAGTTTCACCGCCCAGCGTGAGAGCGAGCTGCGTGAGGTGATGAGAGAGGAGATAGTGGACTCCGCCAGGGCCTCTGCCGAGCAGATGGAGCTGGAGGTAGAGGACCAGCTGGTGGAGGGGCAGTTTGAGGCCCATCTCAAGTCTGCCATTCTGGAGATGTGTGTGGTGGGAAATGGTGCCATCAAGGGCGCCACCATGCGGGTGGAGCGTGAGACCAGCTGGGCGGAGATGGAGGGTGGCTGGGAGATCAGCCATGAGGAGTCTCTCTCCCCCCAGATCAGTGCAGTCAGTGTCTTTGATCTCTATCCCGACCCCTATGCAATCTCGATTGCCGATGCGACCGGGATCTTCGAGCGTCATGTATTGACCCGTGCCCAGCTCCGCGAGCTTGGGGAGTCGGGGAGGGATTTTGATAGCGACACCATAGAGCAGGTGATCCGGGAGAATGAGAGTGGCACCCATAGTCAACTCGACCATGAGGTTGAGCGCCGCCAGATTGCAGGGCTGACCACTACCGCAGACTCCGGGCGCTTTGATGTGCTGGAGTACTGGGGGCAGGTGGATGGCCATGATCTGATGGAGTGTGGCTGCCAGGTGGAGGCCGATGAGGTAACCCGGGAGCTGCAGGCCAATGTCTGGATCTGCGGGGGTCGGGTGATAAAGGCGCAGCTAAACCCCTACAAGCGGGAGCTGCTGCCATACCAGATTGTCCCCTATGAGCGGATTCCCCATCAGTTTTGGGGGGTTGGGGTGGCGCGGATGATGCGTGACTCGCAGGTGACCATGAACACCGCAGTGAGGGTCTTTCTCGATAACCTCTCGATCAGCTCAGGGCCGCAGGTGGAGATCAATCTCGACCTGCTGGACCCGGGTGAAGATCCCACCGATCTCCACCCCTGGAAGGTGTGGCTCAGATCTGGAGGGGACTCTGCCACCCCGATGCTCAGGTTTTACCAGCCCACCAATGTCTCCGGCAATCTGGGGACGGTGATTGAGCTGTTTCGTCGCTTTGCCGATGAGGAGACCAGTCTGCCGAGCTATACCCA